TAATGCCTTCCCAAATACCGTTAATAATATCCTTGCCAATATTCCATATCGTTGAAGCGGCACTTTTAAATCCATTAGCCAGAGATTTTATTAACTGAGGCACACAGCCAACAAGGATTGGTATGGCTTTTATAATCCCACTTACAATAGCTTTTACGATATCGATGGCGGCCGAAATGATGGTGGGTAAGTTGCTTAAAATTGTATTCGCAATCGTTCTCACCAGATTCACGGCAGAAGTTATCAGCGTCGGCAGATTATCTGTTATCCCGGTAACCAATGACTCAATAATTGATACCCCAAGCTCAAGGATCTTCGGTAATGCTTCTATAATTGCGGTGAATAGATTTTCTATAATCACCGGTCCCTTTTCTATAATAATCGGCAGCGCATTTATCAGCCCCTCTACAATGCCCTCAATAAGGCTAATCCCGGCATCTATCAATATGGGCAGATTTTCCACAATAGCGTCCACTATACCCAGCATCATTTCAATAACCGTTGGAATGAGCGTTGGTAATGATTCGCTTATACCAATTATCAGCCCCTCTACAATGCCCTCAATAAGGCTAATCCCGGCATCTATCAATATGGGCAGATTTTCCACAATAGCGTTCACTATACCCAGCATCATCTCAATAATTGTGGGGATGAGCGTCGGCAATGACTGGCTTATCCCCATAATCAGCCCGCTTACAATCTGAATTCCAGCCTCAATAATCCCCGGCAGCATCTCGCTTATTTTTCCCGTTATCGTAGCCAATAATGTCCCCATCTCTTCACCCGCCCCCTCGAAATCACCACCAGCCAATAGTGTCATGAAGTTGCCAAATGATTCAATAATCGGCTGTAATCCTTCAAGTAGTTTTGGCAGCACATCCTTAGCTAAGTCCGCCAGCACCGAGAAAAGTGGAGCGAATGCTGAACCGAGAGATTTCATAATTTCATCTTTTATATCTGTCATCGAGGCTTTCAACGAGGCAATACTACCTGCGGCTGTATCGGTAATATCAGGTAATTCAGCTGTGTTTTCCATCAGCTTTTTCTGCACCTGGGCATTCAATGCCATCTGCTGCTCAGTTTTTGTGAGTTCACCGGCTACAAGCCCATTGGCATCAGCATAATCTTGGTAGGCTTGAGTTAAATCAACTTGTATGCCCAAATTATCTAATATCATTGGAGATAATCTGCCAATGCCACGCACATAACTATCCATTAAATAATCAAGATCCTGCCCTGTGGCAGCAGAAACCTTGGTCAGGTAATTCATTGAGTTCGGCAATGTATTCGCGAAATCATCGCTGACCAACTGAGCAGCCATGTTATAGGATTTCATCGCGTCAGTGTTCGTTATCATTCCCCCAGTCATATCTTTAAAACTGGCTAAAATGGCATCGCCGGACTTGCCACTTGCCTCGGCAATGGCATTGAAAGATGTTTCGATATTTTCCAGTTTTGCCCCCTGCTCAGCAAACGAAGCCAAGGCAACGCCACCGGCAGTCATTGCACCCGCGGCTATCGTCCCAACCTTGAGCATGTTCTTGCCAAAATCGACCACGCCCCCAACCGCTTTTCCAATGCCGGAAGAAAATCCGCCCGCGCTTTTCGAGGCTTCGTTAATGCCGCTATTGAACCCGGAAGAGTCCAGAACGAGTTTAGCAATTAAATCAGGTATACTACCAGCCATATTATCTTAGATCCTTGCCGCCCAATGCGGCTGTTATCATTTCAGCATAAGCGATCATTTCCTCAGTTGATTGTTTTTTAATTGCCTTCTCAAAATCTGGCATAAAATCCTCTGGCTTATATGGTTTGCTGCCCTTCTTGCGATTTGCGTTGGCAATCGTTGCCGATGTTATTGCGTGTCCTAACATTTCCGCGTCTGTTCCGAATGGCTCTAATTGATAGTAAACCATCCATTCGCTCAATTCTTTTGAGCTTATTCGATTTAAAAGTTCAGCGACAGTGCAGCCAAGTTCGCGTGCTAACCTGAAATAAAATCGTCTGCTTGGCTGCTCTCCGAGTTTTTTAACAAGCTGTCCATTTCTACCTGACCAATGCCCGATAATCGCTGCGCGACCTCGAATATTCGCTGAAGCGCGAGTGCGGATTTCTTGGCAAGTTCGTTGATTTCGTTATCAGAAAATAATCGATTGCCATCCTCATCGCACAAGGTATAACACGCCATCCGAGCGCGCACATTTTTCATATTGATTTTCTGCTCGCCGCCGGCGGCCATCTGAACGATTGAACTTTCAAATTTATCGCGTTCCTCTCCGGTCATACCGCGAACATATACTACACCGCCCCATTCAGGAATATCTATTGGCTCAACTTTCAAATCTCTTATTTTCAGGATTTCATCTTTTGTAAGCGCCATATCACCTCTATGCTAATGTTACATTGCCGGTAAGCTTCAGAGTTACTGAAGCGGTTAATGCACCCTCTACAGGCGCGCTTGGCTCAAACCCAACCACCAGCGCACTAAATGACCACGCGGTAGAATCAGGGAATGTAAGCGTATAAGTGGTCGTTACCCTATTCGCCAAATCGTGCAGAAGCCCGCCAGTAGCATATTTATGCGTGGCATTTTTTGGGTCGTAAACGATATCAAGCGATATTTCGCCGCTTCTGAGAATTGTCCCAACCACCTCTTCCCAGCCTCCAGGGCTGTCGTGGCTGGTAACATCTTCAGTATCTAACGCCAGACCGGGACCTGATATGCTCTGCACCTGAGCAACTTCTACTGCTCCTCGCAGTAATTTTGTTCCAAATGCTGCTAATTTACTCATATCTTTTTCCTTTCTAAATTGAATAACTTGAATCTAATATCGGCTCGCCGTCTATCTTTAATGTTACCGAAGCGGTTAATGCGCCTTCAACCGGTGCCGTCGGCTCAAATCCTATAACATAAGCGTTAAATTCCCACATTGTCCCATCTGTAAATTTCAAATCAAATGCTGAAAGCGTTTTATCCTCCATTGCGGTAATCAACGCTGCATGCGTTGTCTCACCAGGATCATACACAATATCCAGTGAAACTTCACCGCTTCTCAATATTGTGCCCACTGTCTCTTCCCATGCCGTTGCCTGGTCATGCGTAGTAACATCCTCAGTATCCAGCGATAATGACGCCCCGATGCTCTGCACATTCGCGATGGGTGAATCCTCAAATTCTAAAATTGTTCCAAATGCTGCTAATTTGCCCATTTTCTATTCCTCACTTTTTATCAAATAATCGATACTCGTCCAATATAAGTTTACCTCAGGGTCATAGTTATCAACCTCGCCATTAATCAAGGATGCCTGAATATCAATATCACTGTCGCCTGAATCAATAGTTACCGTTCCCTTATAGCCATTCAGACAATTTCTAATCATCTCGGATATTTCTCTAATTGTAGCATAATCGCTGTCCCAAACGGTAAATTGAAATATAGCCGAAGCCAAGCCGCCGGCTTCCTGGTCGTGGGTCAGCTCTCTAACAGTTGAAATGCGCTGATAGGTTATCGCCGGCATTTCAACGATATCAGGCATATAAAGCGGATAGATGCGCCCGCCAACCGCATCATCCAATTCACTATCGTTGGCTAATATAAAATATATCGCTTCCTCAATGTTTGCCATATCTCTCCAAATGCGCACCCAAGGCTGCTTTGAGCGCGGCTTCTATTTTCGCGGCTGATTTCTGCACCGCCGGCCTCATATAAGGACGCGCGGGCATAACCACCCTTTGAACCGTATGCCATCTGCCGTCTTTTGTTTTGAATGTCAATGCCTTTTTCGTTCTCGGTTTTATTATCCCGCCGAACTCGTGAATAGCGGCATAAACGATATTCGTTCCTACCTCAACCTCGCCGCTATCACCATAAATTTTGGCCTTCCTCTTTTTTATGCTTGATTTCAATGCGCCGGTATCTACAAGGTGCTGATTTTCTACCTCAACTTTTATCGCGCCTTCCAGGACATAACCGCCGGCATCCAGCGCTTTGGTCAATCCTTTGGTGCGCAAATCTGCTGATAACGATTCAAGCGCTTTTGAGAATTCGCTTATATTAATGATTTTCATTCCAGCTTCGCTCATGGCTTCACCATCCTGAGCAAAATTCTATTGCAGGTTCTGCCTCGCTGAAGCGGAGCGGCAACCTCAAAATCAATCGAGACGCTTTCGCCATTAATTTTGGTAATTCTGAATTTATCCTCAGGCTCGATTTCATAATTAATCGGGATCCTCACAACGGCATCATACTGCGCCACGGTCATTTTCTCTTTGTCGCGTTCGCTTCCAGATAACATTTCAAAGCCGCACTTTGTAGCCGTCCCATCGCTGTATGACCTCACTGGCTGCCCGTAAGTATCCTGCGTTATCGATAATTTTAGGCGCTTGCCTTCGTCGAACATATGCTCATCCTGAGCGATGCGCATAAAATCGACTTCCATTATTTTCCAGCTGCCTTTCGAATGCCTTCGTTGATTTTCTTATTCTCAACGGCTGCTTCAAACGAGATATATTTAACATCATGTTCCTTCAACCATTGCTTGGCTTCTGCGGCTGTAAATTTTGCTACATCAAATCTATAAGCCTGCGTATCCCAGGCGTTTTTGTTCTTCAGCTTGCCCAGTATGATACGGATTCCATCGGCAATTTCTTTTGAGCGGAAGCGTGTAAAATCTCCGGGATTTCTAACGCGCGCTGAATGTTCATTCGGATATGGCATCGTTCACCTCCTTTGGTGACTTGAAAATTCTATGGCTGCTTGCCGATGATCTACCGCGATATTTAGCAGCCATTTTAATCGCGTTATCAAATAATTGTTTTATGCTGTAATTGCCGCCATCGGCGGAGAAATCGTATTTGCTCTGCAATCCCGCTGCTTTCTCATCCCATATCTCGGCAGCCGCCGCGTTCAGGTCATAGGTCGGGATCCAGTCAGAGTTATCGGTTATGGTTGGCGGCTGGGTGCTGTAATCTAAATAGGTTGGCTCTTCACCATCCACATCTATAACCGGATAGGATTTTATATACTCTTCTAAGATAGTATCGGTATAAATACTATCCTCACTTTCGGCAATCATACGGCGCAGTTTTTTAATCAGCTCATCCATCGTTTTCAACCTCTCTCAGAAATATATTTTTAGATCTACTCTGCATTTTAGCATAATTTTTAATCATGATTTATATCTTCCTGCCACTCCAAATTGTCCCCCGAAGTTGATGATCATCTAAATCATTGACAACTACTCGGCTGATAAATTTAATCACTCCAGGCCATCGAGGAGAAAAATCGTGAAAAGCAATTCGTGAACCCGATTTCACAAAAGGGGACCAACATTCATAATCTCTGCTGATACCTTCGTAATTATGGTCCCCGTCGATAAAAAGGAAATCAATCGGATATTTCCAATCTTTAGCAAAGACTTCAGAAACACCCTGTAACATAATTACCTTTTCGAATAAGCCAAGAGCTTTAAGGCGTTTGATTGCTTCAAATTTATGGCTTTTACCAGCTACGGCGTATCGATTTTCCTGCGAAACGATTTCTAACAGACTTCGGTCCCAAAGATCTATCATATAAAGGATTGCATCCTCTGGACTTCCTGCAGCAATATAAGCGGATGATCTCCCTAAAAAGGATCCTATTTCAACAATAATTGCCTTGGGTCCTAAATTCGCAACCATAGAAGCAAGAATCTTACCCTCGAGATTGGTTACGCCTTTGCCGTCAGCATAAACTTTCTGAATTCTCTTGAATAATTTTTCGTTCATAGTACAGACCTCCTAATAAATGATAGATAAGATTCCCAATTTGCCATATCATAATAATATTCCATTAAAGTGATAGAATAACCAAATTCTTTCATGGCTTTGCTTAATGCTTCCGGCTGAGAAGTAAAATTTCCATTTCTCCAGTATTCTGAAATCGTTCTCGTCCAAGAAATTACCCCCCAAGCTGTATAAGATCCCTCTGGAAGAGATTGCTTATCATAAATCTTATCATTGAGAATCACTCCAAATCTTGATGGTGTCGGGGTCTTAAAACATCCAAAATTCAAATCAAGTTCTTTCATTGAGTTTCTTGTAAAAATATCTTCCGGAAAGTATGTGTCTGGCATGGCATAGAGAATTTCATCGGCCTGATATTCAAAAATCATCTGTAGGGTCTTCCATAAATCATCAGAATATTTAACTCTAAAATCGAGGCCGGCTCCAAAATATCTGGCATGAAGAGCAATTTTTTCGATGCTTGTGATAATCAAAATTAAATCAGCTCCGCCAAGCTGCAAGGCTTTGATGGAATGCTCCATAAGAATAATATCATTTCGAATAGGCAGCATTTCCTTTGGATAACTATTAAATCTTTCAGCGCGGCCACCAGCAGGGACAACTCCCAGAATCATAGTGCCGCCTCTACTTTTTCTTTCAAATATGCTATAGATTTTTTTGTCTGTTCATCAAAGCCATCCCACTTCTTTCTTCTGGAGGTTTCTAAATGTTTAAATGGAAATCTTTCAACGCGAAAATTTATCCCCTTTTGATGAGCAGTCCAGCAGAAATCAATATCATCAACGGATGCATTTTCATACCATTCATCCATCCCTCCGATTTCAAAATAAAGAGCTTTTGTAATTACCAGGATCCAGAGTTTCATATAGTGCACTGGTGCTCCGAACCATGATGCAGGCTTGACTTTAGCTTCAGCACCATAAAAAAATTTCGGGTTTAAGGATTGAACAAAATTAGCAAATTTTCCCAAACATCGAACATCATCATTAAGAATTATCAACCATTCTCCCGAAGCCAAGGCTGCGCCGGTATTCAGCATTCTTGACCAAGAAACTGGCTCAGAAAAGCGATGAATACGATAATTTTTTCCAGGAGGATAGGGCTTAGAAGATCCATTATCAATAACTAATATCTCAAGATTTTTCTCACTAGCTAAAATAGATTTAATCAATGGGGTAGTATAATCTCCATAATTTGTAAAACTTGTTATGATGACTGTAATCATAAATAGCTTTTCAACCTCTTCACAAAATAATCGCCATTAAAGGGTTTGCCAATAAATCTTTTTCTCCACTTCTCATAATCGCTGCTCGGTTTTATAGCTTTTTCTATCATATCATTAAACTCTGTTATGCTCGAAATTTCCTCGATATTATAAGGATAACGCATATAATCCTTATATTTATCCCAATTTCTGTCTAATATCAGCCTTCCACCATCTCGCGGTGTGTTATGAGGCATAACACCTTCGCCTAACATAATAACAGGTTTTCCCAAGGCAATTGCTAAATAAGCAAGCGAAAATCCACCAATGATTAAATCAAAATTATTTATATCATTATAAGTTAACTTTGGCATACTTGTATAATGCCGAAAATTATCATTCTTTTTTTCTATACCATTATAGATCAAATCGCTTATATGTCTGACCGAAACGCTGACATCTTTCAGCTGCCCTAACATCTCATAGGTAATTTTATTCAATTCTTTGTCCATATCCGGCAGCCATGCTATTTTTCTTCCTATCGGATGAATTGGCGCGAATAGAATTTTTAATCCTTTTCTTTCAGCAGGCATAAAAGGTTTTATCTTCGAATATGGCCATCCACATACTTCAACATCAAAATCAACGCCAATTCTCCTCAGAACTTCTTTATGCCCTTCAGCTATCGTAAATAGCGCATTGACATTTCTTTCTCTATACTCTTGTAAATCATAGGGGACATTTGGTCTGGTAGAGTGCGGATATAAAAATATCGGAATGCCTAAATCTACAGCCTGCTTAACTTGTGGACGGATTTTTGTGCTGCTGCCCTCGAATATCCCGCCTATGGTGCGATCCAACAGCAGAAAATCTGCAGCCTTCAGAGAAAGTATGCGCCTATATCCACACCTCATTAATGCCTGCATATATGGCACAGGCTTATCCTGGTGCTGAATCAAAAAATAGCGGCGCATAAAGATTTAAGAGGCGGTTAATTCCGCCTCTATTCTTTATTTTCTATGACCCTGAAGTTGCCGGAGCGAGCACAGCAAATGGATAACCAGCTGTGCCAGAAACGCGGTTCACCGGGTTAGGCAGCTGCCAGCCGATGCGCATGGTCACTCTAAGAGCAACCATATCTTGCTGCGCCAAGTTGTAAATAATCGCGTTGCTATGGGTTGGGTCGGTGATAACCGCCTGGTCAAGGACCTTGTAGCTCACATCCTGCCGGATTGAGTAAACCAATTTGTCCCATTGACCGGAGATTAGCAGCGATTGACTTTCATCCACCGCGCCGTTCAGCGGGAATTCAATCATCACGCCGTCCAGCTCATAAGATGCCCTATCCTGCATTGAGCGCAGAAATATAGGCAGATCCGTGGCTGAGCTTCTCAAACCTCTTAATTGACCGCGCAGAGAAAGCGCGCCAACATGACCCGTAACCAAATAGCCGTCTTCTTCAACAAGGCTGACTACACCTTCCTCGCCAAGAATATCATCATATAAATCGCCGCCGCCGGCTGCCAATGTAACTACATGCCCGGCAGCAGTTGCGCCAGTGAGTATATCATCTATCGTTGCCCATTCAGATGGAGCATTTGTGCCGTAAAGCACGGCTGCATCAAACGCCAGCCCGATTGCTTCCGTAATGTATGGTCGGATTTCACCCCAAATATCATAGTCGGCATCATCCAGCACCGATTCAGGAATAGGAACGATGCAGGCAATATCTGCAGCAGTGATGAATTTGTTTTCCCATTCTACTTTTGTAGTCTGCTTATAGTCCGCACCGGCAGATGCCGGTGCCTCGCTGACAAAATAAGCTAATGGCAGCGCGCTTAATACCGGCAGCCTCAGCTGTCCGCGCGACATGTTTGGCAATCTCTTGCCCAATCTCATCACCACTGAATCGTTGGCAATGTTCGCAATTATATCTCTTGACGCTTCCTCAGGAATCAACGCTTCCGCGTCAGTTCGTTCAATTATGCTATTGTATGGCATTTTTTACCTCATATTATCTTATATTATTTTCTATCTGTTAAATCGTCCGGTAGCTTTTCTTATAGCCGCGTTAATATCCACAGGCGCACTCTCGTTGACGCCCGCGTCCGTCTTCGCAGTTCTTCTGAAAAGCTCAGGCGCGATTTCTTTTATCTTTTTCCATTCGGGTTGCCCATTCTCATCGAAGAGATCCTCCGAAACCGCCAATGCATAGGCAGCCTTAGGATTGACGCACTCAACCTGATTCGCCTGCTCAGCAAATAACGCCCTGCGTTCTGCCGATTCAAGCCTGCCCACCGTCTCGGTGAGTTTCTGTTCCAGTTCGCTGCCCTTTTCCGCCTTCGGCACCAGCTCTTTGAGCTGCTGAGACAGTGACTTGCGCGCTTCTTTTTCTTTTTCCAACGCTGATTTCAACCCGCTGGTATGCTGTTCGTAAAGTTCTCTTACTTCATCGTCCTGGCTCGAAAGCCATTCATCGAAGCTTTTTGGCTGAACATCTCGTTCCTCAGCAGGGGCCCCGCCCCCGCCTGCGCCGTCATCTTTATCATAGTATATCATATCTTTACCTCACATTAAATTATACAATATTATTTATACAAGTTCTTTCAATGGTGCAATTTGCGGGCTATCGCCCCATATATCGCTATGCGCGGTTCTGCGCAAATCGCTCAATTCAAACGCGCCATCCTTCCAAGCCTCATAATAATTTTTTCCCATCATTGCTCTCTGCTTCTCGGGATCCTGGCTCAAAAACCAATCAGTCCCATTTTCCCATTCAGGCTCATCTACGCCAGCCACAATCGGCACTATCGCACATCTGCCATTCGGATGGTCGGCAAATTCATCAGCCACATTATAGCGTTCGCCATCGCTTATCAAACAGGCCATGCAGGTTCTATCATCCCGCGCCGATAATCTTTTAAATCCAGTTACCACCCCGCTTTCTCTATATTGTAATATGCTTCCATTTCTATAAGCGCGTAATTGTTCTGTCCGCGTAATGGTCAAGATCCGGTCAAATCCATAATTCATCCCCTCGAATGCGCGTTTTGCGGTCTCTCTCGGCCCAAGCCCAAGCCCGATGCCCTCAATCAGCGCGGAGGACATGTGCACCCACGATTCCGGGAATGCAGCTGCCAATAGGTTTTGAAGCGGTGCGCCCTTGGCTAAAATCGCGCTCAATGCTTCCACCGAATCAATAGGGACAATATTAAAGCTGCCCATAATCCCTGCGCTTGAAAAGGCGGCTGATAATGTTTCTTTCGCGCTTTGTATTCCCAATTTTGCGCTATCCTCTTTCCCATTATCAATTACACTGCCGACATAATCCTGATATTTCGAAAGCTCAGCATGAACCTGTTCTCTCATCTCCGCCCACCGTTGCATTTCTCGTATCTGCGCCGGGTTAGGTTTACTGTCCCCAATCTCGGCTAATAATGCAATTACATTAGCATCGATTTTATCTTGTATCTCTATCCACCGCTGCCCCATTTCAAGCATCTGAAGCGATAATTTCGCATCCAGCGCTTTTCGGAATAGCTCAGCGATTTCAACTACGGCTGATTTACTCAAGCGGCGGCCTCGCTTTTAAATATTCGATGACTTCCTGCCCAAGTGAAGAAGTAGCCTTTTTACTCTCCACCATATCGCTGCGCATTTGCTCAATTTCGTTTGCTGTCCATCCAGCGCGCTTCAAAATTGTTTCCAGCGGGATACCCATCTGCAAATATATCTGCATTTCCTGCGCCTTGGTGAGCGGCTGAGAGGTCTCAACATTATCCCATACCAAGGCGATATTATCAGCATCTTCACCCAAATAATTAAGCACAATTTCGGCTAATTCGCGCCAGCCCATAGAAAATATATCCATAAAACTTTTTACTTTCTTAACCAGCGGCGATTCCATAGCGATCAATGCTTCACCGCTGATATTCGCACCCGTAGGCATAAAATAATGTTTCGGCGTGCGGCTGACTACGGCAATGAAATTCGCCAGCTTATCCATAGCATCTAAGAATTTGGTCAAATCTGAGGCTGAAAATTCGCCCACCTTGGTAGGTTCCTCATCGCTGCCGCCCTTGGGGAATCTGAAGAACGACATCGGACTCGATTTCAGCTTGCCCATATCCGCATTTGTAACCGCATATCTTTGAGCAAAGGCGTTGAATTCACCAACCACCATCATATCCGAAAATAATTTGTTCAATGCATCTTGAACGGTGATAATATTTGCGAGCTCGCTCTGCCCAATATCAAATTCCACAATCGGCACAACACTGAAGGGGTTCTCGACCTCATCCGTCAAGTGGAATGATTTCTCGCTTGATACCGCCCCGTTCGCCTCATATTTTTCGATTCTATCAGGGTAATATAAATTTAATCGGCTTCGTTTTCTACCGTCCTCAGTGCGGTTGTCCTCCCACCATTTTGCGCCGAATAGCTTCTCTCGCGGGTCATCCGCGCTGCGCACAACATCCACCAGGCGGCTGTCATTGTGAAATGCGACCACCTCATCGCCAATAACATCTAATAGCATATAAGATTTTCCGGTGATTAGCGCGTCTCGATGCACACGCGTTGAGGCAACAGCCAATTCATTGCGCCGGTAAAATCTGTCAATGATTTCGTTGCTTTCTTTATCGGCAGGATCCCACCCCTTAAATATCAGCCTATCCAATGATGCATCGATAACAATTGCGCACCAATTCTGAATGAATTTGGTTGATTGTTCGAATACCTCTCTCAATCTCTCGGCGGAATAGCGCAGAGGATGCTCGCCGAAATAATAATTTCTGAGCATCGTCATTTCTGCTTTTTTGAATGTCAAATTTTCAAATGCTATCTTTAAATCGCTCATATTTACCACCTATGCTGTGTAACCTCCTGAACAGGTTTTACTCTTAACATAAGCGCCCTCGCAATAACCGTGTCATCATGCATACCATCTGGAGCACTATAGCTTGACCTTCCAGTTGCTTGCGATACTTTGCGCTCATAAGCTTCAAGTTCACTCGTCCAAATTATATCATCCTGAAACTGCCATTCCTCTTTTTCTAATGCTAATGCAAGATTTTCAATCAATGGAGATTTACTGGAGGCTGTCGTTTTAAAGCCAATTACAGGCAAACCATCTCTTTGCAATTCCTCAAAATTAGGCTCACCGATAGAATTCAATTCCACTAAAATCTGATTAACATTCCATTTATCGCAGAGTGCCTTTAATCTGTCTCTCTGAAAATGATAATCGATTTTATTAAATCTATCTCTTGCTATTTCTACATGGCAATCAATGCAGCCTATACTGATAGTTGTAAAGTCATTCTGCTTTCCCCAATCTACACCAGCCACTATATTATGTCCCTTATGCTGTTCAGGTGTAGTTTCAGGCGCGTGCATGCAAGCATCAATATTGCGGAAGACTGTGCCTTCACCTTCCAAAAATTCTGCCTCATATTCCTGCCTAAAGATATCAGCTGGTAAACTCTGCCTGGCGGCTTCTATTTCCTCCAATGAAATAAATGGATTTTCAGATGTTAGCGCATGAAAATATTTCCATTCAGGATCACCCGATTTTGCTTGATTACAAATATGCCAGAAATAATTGCGCCCCTTGGGTGTGCTGAAGAAGAATGCATCCCCCCTATAATCTACTAGAGTTTGTCGTATAGATTGTTCCCATGCTACTTTCAGATTTGGCGCTATAGCTGCCTCATCAATGATTGCGCGTTTATATTTGCGTCCTCGACCAGCCTCAGGATTATCCAATGTCCAAAAATCAAGAATACCTCCGGTTATGAGTGTCATGCGGTAATCCTGCTTATTTTTATTCTCAATAATATCTGATAAATATATACTTGCATCAGCCCAAGCATCGATTAAGTATTTATAATTAGGCGCAAACCAGGCTGTCGGATAACCATTAATTGCAGGTGCAATGAAAAGATCTTCGCCAAGTATTGTTTTTCCATATCTGCGTCCACAATTTATTGCATTAAATCGCGCCGCATTATTCTTGATCGATTGCTGACCCGCATGAAGGGCCGGTAATTTTATCCTGATCTTCATAGGATATTGTTATTTCTAATATTCCATCTTGTTCCAAGTTAATCCCTTGAATAGGTTTGCCAACTAAATAGTTGGATAACCACTCGCGCGCCTTATGATCACCGCGCTTTGCCTGCTCGATTGCCTTTTTGATAATTTCAGCCCAGTCTTTCAGGCGCATAGATGTATCAATTTTTTTGAGGTATTTGGATTGATTAACCGGACGCCCGCCCGGATTACCGGAATGACCTTTTGCAAATCGCCCCCTTTCGTCCCTTTTGATATCACTCATACCCTCACCTATTATTTACCTGTTTTGAGGAGCGCCAATTGAAATTCATTATCATCATAGATTACTATATGCAGATAACGATCTCGTAATCCATGCATAGTAGATAGCGCAACACCCTGCGTCTCCGGTAAATCAAACTCAATCCTGATACCACCATCAACCAATGTCTTTATTCTAACAATAGTTGCAGGAAAATCGCATAACGATTTCATGTTATTATTATAACCCAATTTAAATATCTTATTATAACGCGCTCATCGATATTTCATGCACCATATCATCCACAAATTTCAATGCCTCGCCGGAATCCACCATATCGCTGGTGAATAAAAATATCTTATAACCATTAAGCATAGCTAAATTAACTTTCTCGGCATCTCTCATTAACCTTGTTTTCGCAAAGCGTGGTATACATTCCAGTTCTTTACTTGTTTGCCTGGCATTTCAATCATCTCCTCTTGCATTAAACTCCGCAACAGCGGACTCTATAAAGGAATTAACGATTATAAAATCAACATTCATTTTATACTTGGCGAGCAACCGCGTAACAAAATCGTTTACATATCGCTGCTTATTATCAATGCGCCCACTTGCCTTCAACTGCTCGGCAGCCTGAACGCCGATTTTAGAACCTTCCTCAAGTAAATAAATCAACTCATCTATAGCTACCGCCTTAGCTTCGGCGGAGGCTTTCTTGCCGACATTGATAACCAATACGACAACGGATACACAAAACACAACACCAAAAATTAAACTCATCATCTCTTTTTATCCTTTCCTGCTTTACAATTGATATTTCCTCTCTTCCCAACAACCTGCCTAACCATCTGCAACGCCCAGCCGCTTTTTATCATGTCGCTGGTGAATAGTAATATTTTATAACCATTAGCCATCGCCAAATCTAACTTCTCAGCATCCCTTCGTA